TTTACACGAATTGCAGTTTTAGGAAACTGGCCAGCTCCTTCTGCAGGCATAAATTCAACAGTAATATCTCTACCACTATTTAAATCAGTAATATCTCCATAATCTGGATCTGATATAAATCCAAGTAATTCGGTATAAACTTTCTTACCAAATCCCCAAAATTTAACTCCTTCAGATTCCTTACCTCGTACTAAAACTGGAACATACGTTCTCATTTTAGGTTCTAATTTACGAGATAGCTTCCAATCGTCACTGTTTCCAGTAGATTTCAGCTTTTCTGCAAATTCCATAACTGGATCTGCATCTCCAAATGTAACGGGAGATAGATAATTCTTCTTTCCCAAATCATAGTGAAAGAATAATTCCATAAATGGGTTTTCTTTATTATGCTGATAAGGTACTATCCTGACCTGTTGTTTTCCTGGTTCAGGCTTCCATAGAATATCCTGCTTTGTTGTTTGATTCTTTAAGCTATTTAGCTTCCTTTTTATTGCTTCTAAATCCATTTTTTAATCCTCTTTTTTTAATTGTTAAAATTTAATTGTTGTAAATATACGAAAAATAATCTAAATAAAAAAATTATTTCCAAAAAATTTGCATTAATAATATGACCATTGATAATATTAGTGAAATTATTGTTTTTGAGTTTAATCCCTCTCCAAAAAATAAATAAGTACAAATCGCCATGATAATACATCCAGTACCAAATGCTATCAATCTACCAGGCCACAAAAGGCCTTCAAAGCCATCATAGGCATATTTTGTAGATATTATGAAAAGGTATGAAATTGGAATTCCAAATAATGATATTAAAAATGGATGTTCCTTCATGTAGGACGACATAAATTGTCCGTTGATTTGAAACCAAATTATTAGTTGGGTGAGGCAAAACAATAAAGTTGCCAATACTATGTTATTATTCATTATGTCAATTATTAATTATTACTTGTTAATTATTAGTTATTGTTCGCTATGTATAAATATACGAAATAAAACCCAAAAATAAAAATTTTTCTTGAGTTATTTTTTAATCCCATCCAATTTCGTCGGATAACATATTAATATGCTTCAATATTCCCTTTGAATCGGTTACTTTGAAAGTTTTGTTTTTGACATTCATATTAAAGCCATCATCACCTGATACCTTTATCTTGTTATCCTTTTGAGTATAAGTGATATCTATCCCGGAACTAGGATCAGGTGACTTTATATTTTTCAACATAATGTGAAGCATTTTTGGACTTGTGCTACTCCATTCTTTACGTGTTATTATTTTCGGAAGTTTAGCATAAATTGCAGATTTAGTTTTGTTCCAGTTTGCTAACGTTTCTGGAGTATCTAATATACCTTCTTTGAGATACTTATCTTGCCATTCTTTTATGATGAATTTTTTCATTTTTGGTTCCTATTTCTTTATTGCTTTTATTTGTATTTTTTCTTCAAAAATTCTACAACCTTTTTGAATTGGTTTGCTTTAGCCGAAAGTAATACGTTTCCTGAACCGGCATCTACAAGAAAAAGGTAAGGATTTTTCCCGGTTTTCAATTCTCCTACTTGATGAACAACAAATCTGTCATCGTCATCATAAACAAAATGTGAACCCGTGAAACCATAGCCAGAAGTATCAAACTCTCCAGCTCCATTTGACTTGAAATATTGACCAATATTTTTATCCATGTTTACAAATTCATAACCATGTTTCCTAAGAACTCCCCATTCATCTTTATCCCATTCACCTCTAAATTTTTTAAAGTCTTTTGGGTGGATATCAGCTGCACCATCTATAATTTCTATCTCTTCAGGTTCTAATTCTGGATCTGATTTATAATCATAAGCCTCTGTGAGGTATTTATTTTGCCATTCTTTTATTATAAATTTTTTCATTTTTGTTTTCCTTTTTGTTTTCCTTTTTGTTTTCCTTTTTGTGTTTGATCAACAATTCTTTAATAAATATCAATCTTTTGTTTTAATATGTATGATCTCACGTATTTTAGTGGATATTTTCTTTAGTTCATCTCCACTTGTTGTTAACATGCAATTCTGATAGTTTTCCCAAGTTATGGGATATTCTGTATCTAAAACCCCATTATTAATTGTCTCTATTAATCTGTTTAGGGCATTTATAGTGTAGAGGGTATTTGTATGTTTTTTCCTGTGAAANGATATTGTGTTTTCCATCATTGTTATGTTTGCTGATTCTTCTACATTGTAAGTACACATCAATTCTTTTTTATTGTCTTCGTTTTCCAATACAAATATCTTATCATAAACTATTTCATAGCTTTTTATTATTTGATCTACTGTTTTATGTAGAACATTCGAAAATGTAAAGGTGCAGAGTAGTTGTGTGCGCATTATATATCTGTTCCACTTTTCGTTTGACTTTCGGGCATTATCAAGAGTCTTACCCCAATCATAAAACCATCTGAAACATTCATATTTTGTTCACCAGTTTTTCTTGCTAAAAGATATGGTTCGTATCCTGAATCAAACTTTGGAAATTTTGGCTCATTCCCATATATTTTGGGATTCCAAATAATATGGCCGGCTCCACTTACATCTATATTACAAACATTTGGATCCCCAGTTGACTTATCAAAACCTATTCCAAAGGTAAATGCTTGATGGTCTTGCATAAGAATATTACAATTATTGGTACCCGGAGTTCCAGAAAAATAATCATTACCAAATATTGACATCATAGAAATATCTTTTCCTATTTGTCCCATTTTTAATAAAGAACGACGTTTAGACCAACCCGAATTACCTTCTAATACATATAGATTTTTTATGGGAACTCTACTTTCAATTGCTGCAAGATTCTTTTTCCAAATTTGACTATTCTGATCTTTGGGTACTGTTGGTATTTTGCCTTCTGTAACAATCCATAACTTACTAGTTTCATCATAATGTACTTTTGTCACATTTTCATATACTTTGCCATCTTTTTTAACTACATCTTTAATTTTTTCAATAAAAATATCAAATACATCCTTCATTCCAGATTGTGCAGCAACTTGATCGGTAAAATTTTTATTATAAAAGCTCTTTATTGAACCATACTGTTGAAATGAAGCTGGTAATGCGTTACCCGATGCATCATACATTTTTCCATGTTTATACGAAATATAAAAATTACCTTTTCCCTTAAGACCCAAAGCTAAATCAGCTTTTGGTACTCCTCCCACTTTAGCTCCGGAATTAACTTTTACTCCTGTAGATTTTCCATCTATATAGAGATCTAATCCAGGACCATTCTTATCTATATAAGCTTTAAGATGATCATCTAAGTTATTAATTTGCATCTTCTCATGTTTAATACCAGGTGCACCCTTTTTAAGAAGTTTTACTCCGTTTAATTTAGATAATTTATATAATGTATAAATTCTTCCCAAAGACAAATCTGTTTTTGACGTCCGTGAAAATTCACATATTCTTTCATACATACCCCGAACTTTTTTCATCTTGCCAGCATATGTTATTGTTAATTCTTTTTCTTTGGTAAGAGCACCTTGTAAATCCTTATAACTCCATTCGCTTTTAGTAGAATATGTGTTTCCAGAACCTGCCTTTAGCGGTTTCTCTTCGTATTTACCTGCTATGATATCATTTATTATGTCATTTGAAAGGCCTTCTCCTCCTAAATCTTTCACCAATTTAACATCAGCACCCCCTTTTCCCTCATTTATACTTTGAAGATATGATGATATAAATTCGCTTGAATAACCCAAAGATTTAAAAGCTTCTCTTAATTTCTGAACTTTATAGGTATCATCCAGATCCGGTATCCCGTCCTCTATTCTATAGGACCATTCTAAAATAACTTTGTCAATGTCAATCATGTATATTTTCCTTTATTTTTAATGTACAATATAAATATCATACTAAAACTTGATATTCCAAAGGTTTCAAATTTTTATAGTCGGTTCCCCATTTGATCTTTGTCGGATATTTAAGTTTTTCCTTGATATCAAATATTAAATCCTTCCCGTCCTTCAAATCAAAGTCCAAAGTAAAGGAATCATAAGTATTTAATATCAACTTTGTGTTTAATCCATCCAATCTATCATTTATCATCTCAATCATATCGAAATTTGCCTCTGTTTCGTACGCCTGAATATAATAATTGAATAATTTCTGGGGAATCAAGTCTCCCAGGTTCTTCTTTTTCAGTTTTCTCTTATATAGAGGCGTTTTTATGAATCCCGACCTATTATACGTATCCCATAATGAGAAAATAAACTGTTTTGTCAACTTAAAGAATTCAATATTCTCAAATTCCTTTGGTATACCACCATATAATACCCTAAATGATATAGATTTTGATTCCTCGTACTCTTCTAAGCTTATATCGTCCTTATTAAAGTACTTTTTTGCCAAATACTCGTGTACGGACATAGGACCCAATTTATATCCTATTAGATCACTTATAAGACGCATATGGTACGCGTCAAAGTCGTACTCCAGTATAACACCTTCCTGACGACTTGCAAAAATTGTTCTCGTATCGTCGTCCTTATTCAATGCCGAATAATTAATNCCACCAAAGCGATTACTAGGTCTTCCCGTGAGAGTATTGTAATTATATTCAGTAAAAACCAAGTCTTCTTTGGA